AGCAACGTCGTGGAGACCTTCGCTTCCTTGCTGGATCAAACTTGATTCAAGATTTCCTATATGCTAACAGCATTGGAACAAATCAGACAATCCCACAAGATATCGCTTCAAGCGTAATCCGTGGAGGAGTTGCACCACTAGGTGGACCTGCAGGATATGTGGCACCATTCGCATTCGGTATTCCGATTGTTGAAGTACCACTTCTTAATGAGACACAGACTGGAACACAATCAGGAGCTTCAGGTTCACACGGAGATATCCACTTGTCATTCCCAAATAACGTTGTTATTGGAATCAAGCGTGATGTAACTGTTTACCGCTTCTTCTGGCCACGCAAGGACTCAATTGAGTACACAATGTACACAAGAGTTGGCGTACAGATTGAACAAGCAGATGCTTGGGTAGTCGTAAAGAACGTTAAGGTTGCTTCTTAATTAATTAAGAATTAATCCCAGAAAGGCCCCTAATTAATTTTAGGGGCTTTTCATTTTAATTTAACAATGCTATAATTGAAGAACCTAACAAAGGAGAATATATGTCATTTGAGACATTGAAAGTAGCAGAACTCAGAAAAATTGCAGAGGATTTTGCAGTTGATACTGATGGACTAAAGAATAAGGCCGATATTGTTGCCGCTCTTGCCGAAGAGGGAGTAACCTGGTCTGTTTATCAAAAGACTATTAAAGATATTGAAAAAGCAACAGACGAATTTAGTGAGGAAGCAGAAGAAGTTCTCCCTAGATTTAATCTAGATGCTCAACCAGAAAATACAGTTCTAGTTAGAATGACTAGAGAGAATTTCAGATACGATATCATTGGTTTTACATTTACAAAAGAGCATCCTTTTATTGCAATGACAGAAGATGACGCTCAAGAAATTTTTGACAAGGAGGAAGGTTTCCGCTTAGCAACTCCAAAGGAAGTTCAGGAGTACTACGCTTAACCTTTATTAAATGGAAATTCTAGTAGGTTCAAATTCATCAATAACACACAAAGTGTTTTGGCAGGGACAGCTAACTGATTCAGATAGCCTTCCAGTTGTAAAGATATATGACATTACAGAAGATCCAGCAGTATCGCCTCCCATCAATCCTGGAACCATGCTTGCAACACTAACTCCTGTTAAGTCAGAAGTAGATGCTGGAACGTATATAGTATATATTCCATTAACATACACAAATAGACAAAGACAATTAAGATTAAACTGGTCTTATTCAGTAGGCGGTGTATCTGCACAAAAAGATCATAAAATATATGTGCAAACTCCATATACAGATATGAGTCAAGCAATTGATGCTTTAGGGTTGGGGTCTGATTATTCGGATCCTAATTCTAAATCATATTTTGAATTGTGCAATGCAGAAAGATATGCAAGAAAGCTTATTGAAGCATACACGCAACAACAATTCTTTTTATATGATGATGTTCAAATAGCATACGGCTCAGGCTCTGATGTTTTGCCATTGCCTTATAAATTAGCAGAGCTTCATGAATTATATATGAATGACATATTACTTTTAAATAATCTAACTAATGTTAATAATTGGAATTATAATACAATTATCTCAGAAAGCGGATTTGGAATAAGAATTAACAGAGCTAATATGCTTGACAATACAGTATACGTAGCAAATGGAATGGTGCCACCTCCAGTTAATGATACATATAATGGAGTATTTTCACATGGATCAACATACAGAGTTCAAGGAAAATTTGGATGGGAAGAAGTTCCAGACGAGGTCGACTTAGCCTGTATTGAATTAATGAAAGATTATTTTTCAAAAGACAAAACTTGGCGTAATAAATATATTAAGACTATTAAAACATTTGACTGGGAATTTGAGTATAATTCTGGTACATATTCAGGAACAGGCAATCTTTATGCAGATCAATTGCTTCTTCCATATGTTATCAATAAAATGGTTGTTATCTAATGTATGATCTTGTTGACTCTATTATGCCCATGTTTGTTGATGTTTACAGACAATTTGATTCACAAGATCCAGATACAGGCTCAATAAAAAAAGAATGGCAATTTGATAGAACTGTACCCTGTAATGCAAAAGGAATGATAAGTAATTCAGCTTCTGCAAGATCGGGAGATAAACAGATTATGTCTAATAAATATACCAATTATCAAGTTTTAGAAATTAGAACAGCACAAAAAATAACATTAAGAGAAAAAATTACAAATATAAGGGATTCTGAAGGTACCGTTATTTGGGAAGAATTAAACTTTCCTACAAACACTCCTACAGTTTATGAACCAATGGGGATTACACCAATCACAGACCCATTTGGCGGAGTAATCGGATATAACTCTACTGTGAAGAGATCGGAAAATCAGACAATTGGACAATAGCTCATTATTAGTTACAGCTGCTAGCGGATTACAAAAAACCATGGCTGGGCATAAAGGCATCATTTTTCAAGACAGTACTGTTGCACAAATATCTGCAGCAATATATTATCAAGCAGGAGTCATTTCAAAATTAACAACAAATAGGCAATTCCAGTCTAGATTTCAATCTGTTATATTTAAGCAAATACAACAAGACTTCGGTTTATATTTAGATGCTCAAGCTAGAACAAACCCAAAAACTTTGCATCACGTTTACGAATGGAATAAAGTTGGAACTCCAGGAGCTAGACTTTTTAAATTAAATGTAACAGAGAGAAACGGATTATCATTTAAATTAGGAACAACTTTTTTAATGTCTAAATCACCTGTTCCAAATTCGTTTGGAAAAAAGAAATATGTGTTTAAAAATAAAGCTTCTGTAATGGAAGCTGGAATGCCCGTAGTAATTGCTCCAAAGGCCGCTAAGCGCTTAGTATTTGAAACTAGCACTGGAGTAGTCTATATGCCAATAGGGGCCTCAGTAACCGTCACAAGGCCTGGCGGAGGCAAAGCTACTGGTAGATTTCAAATAGCACATGCAAAATTTTTTACAGGCAACTTAGTAAATCTATCAATTAAAAGATCAGGGTTTCAACAAATATTTAATTCATCATTAAACAAAGCAATGAAATTACCAGCAGATGTAAAAAAAGTTAAATATTCTTTTTCTGCTAATACTTTAAATATGCAGGCAGAGTCAGCAATTGCTTCAGCCTTTGGAGGTACATTATGACCGTAGATTATAAAGCAGATATCATGCTTGATTTAAGAAAGTATCTTTGGAGTCAATTAAAGTCTAATAATATTTTTGAAGCAACTGATTACTATTCAGACAATATTGGACAAGAAATTGTACCAATTATTCCAGTTCAGCAGTCTCCAGAAATGAATCAATTTTTGAGTGGCAAGAAACACATAGTCTATGACAAGATAGGTTTATCCTATGAAGATAACTGGGCAATATGCTGTGAGCAGATTCTGTTTACCATATATTCAACAGATGTTTCAGAGATAAATGAGATTAGAAATTTAATGACAGATTTATTCAGAAGAATGGATGATTCAGCTAGGGATGCAAATGCTTATTCTGGCATATCTCGGAAGTTTAAATTCTTTAGTATATTTGTAGCTGACATTTCTCCAACAACCCCTTCCGAAGAACTAGCAGGATTTTTATCAACTGATGTAGTTCTTGAGGTCAAATACGCAAGACATCTAGACTCGACTGGCAGATTTGCTTAATTTGCCTTTGGGCGCATTATACTCTATTATTATACATAGAGGGAAGGGCCTAGCCAGCCAAGATTTAATGATTTACAATAATATATATATATTTTTATAAATAGGAGGAAAATAACTATGGCACAATCCGTAGGTAATGCTAAAAATATTCTAGTTGGCGCATCTCCATTGTTCTTGTCAAATATTGACATTAACGATTCAGATTATATCGCTAACGCAGAAGCAGGCGTAGCAATCGCATCAGGTGCATCAACAGTTGGAGTTCCAGCTTTTGCACAAGGAGCATCATACGCAACAACATTGAACAATGTTAATCAAACAGCAGGACTTTTTGGATACCGTAACGTTGGTTTTACTAACAATGGTCTTCAAATTACATACAACCCAACTTATGATTCAGTAACAGTTGACCAGTTACTTGATACAGCTAAGCTGTTCAAGTCTGCAATGGAAGTTATGATCGCAACAGAAATGTCAGAGGGTACTCTAGAGAACATTGTAACAGTGTTCGGACAGAGCTCAAGCACACTTTCAGGAGTAACAGGAACAGGCGCAACAACTAAGCAAGAACTTGGTTTAGCAGCAGGTTCCCTTGGCGCAGCTCCAACAGAACGTCAATTAATTGCAGTTGGACAGGCTCCATCAGCAACTTCAACAACGTCTGAGCGTGTATATTATGCACGTCGTGTTTTGTCTGTACAACAGTCACAGCACTCTCTTGCACGTACCACTGCAACTACATTCCCAGTAACATTCCGTCTTCTACCAGATGCTAACTACTCTGGCTCAGAATACGGCAAGATTATTGACCGTGTACTAGTAGCATAATAAATTTAATTTATTAATGAGAACCCCCAGGAAACTGGGGGTTTTCTGTTTGTGTAGATAATATCTATATGTTATAATAATTAAGACTAGATCCTAGGAGGATTAAATTGGCTACTACAATATATAGCACAGAAGAAATCAAACTACAAAACGGAACGACTGTTACGTTAAAACCATTATCAATTAAAGAACTAAGAAAGTTTATGGCAGTAATTCAAAAAACTGCAACGGCCTCAGATCAAACTGAGTCATTAGATGTGCTTATTGAGGCATGCGGAGTTGCACTAGAAAAGCAAATTCCAGAGCTTGTTAAAGATAGAGATGCATTTGAAGACGCATTAGATATTCCAACAATCAATCGCATTCTTGAAATTTGTGGCGGAATTAAGATGGATGATGAATCAGCAAATTTAACACAGGCGGCGGTTCTAGCTGGGATGAACTAGATCTAGCTGCCTTAGAAGGAGAGGTTTTTCTTCTAGGACATTGGCGGAGTTATGATGACCTAGAGTCAAATCTTTCAATGCCAGAACTTATTCAAACTTTAAAAGCAATATCTAAAAAGGAAACAGAAAGCAGAAAGTTTACTGCAAGCCTAAAGGGTATTGATTTAGAAGATGGACAAGAAAAAGAAAGCAGTTCTACCTTTGAAGATATTCAAAGAAGGGCTCTGGGAATAGAAGCAAGTGGGGACGATGTAGTTTCACTACAAGGACAATTTGCAGTAGAGTCTGGATTTGGAATTGGAGCAGGACTAGGATATGACAAGGAGTAAATATTGATAAATGGCTGATGAAAATATTGTAACTAATATAGTTGCTAACGCAAATTTTTCAGGTCTTATTGCAGATGTCAATAAGATTACAGCCTCATTATCTAAATTACAAGCACAAATAATTGCTTCTGATGCTAAACTTGCAAACCAAGTTTCAGTAATGAACAGATCCTTTGGAGAGAACCTAAGAAGAACTGGGCAGTTTGCAACACACTTTGTAACATTAACATCCGATGTTGAAAAATTTGGCAATAACTTAGACAGAGGCCAAATGAAGCTGAAGCAATATTTTCAGACATTTCAACAGCACACAAAAACTCAAGGTGGATTAATCAGAGATCTTGCTAAACAGCAAGTGGCTTTACAAAATGCAATTATTCAGCCAATGGGCAAAAACGCTCAAGGGCTTATGCAATACAGTGTACATATTCCACAAGGCCTCGATGCAGTAAAAAATAAAACTGCATTAGCTAGACAAGAACTTCAAATCATGAATAAGGTTATTCAAGATGGCGGAGTTCAAATGATTAACTGGGGTAAAAACACACAGTGGGCTGGAAGACAATTAACAGTAGGACTTACAGTTCCTCTTGCGGCATTTGGTATGGCCTCTGCAAAAGCATTTAAAGAAGCAGATGCAGAACTAGTAAGACTTACAAAAGTTTATGGTGGAGTGGCAGCAACTTCAGCAGCAGATCTATCAAAGATAAGAAATGAAGTTTCTACAACAGCAAAAGAAATTTCAAAAGCCTATGGCGTATCTTTTAAAGATACAATTACGCTTGCTGCAGATATTGCAGCAACAGGTAAGCAAGGTAACGAGCTGCTTTCTTCAGTTAAAGAAACAAGCAGACTTGCAGTACTTGGTGAAGTAGACAGACAAGATGCAATGAAAGCCACGTTAGCAATTCAAAATACATTTAAACAAAATACAGATCAGCTTTCTGCGTCTATTAACTTTCTTAACGCAGTTGAAAACCAGACATCAACAAGTCTTGCAGATTTAATTGAAGCAATTCCAAAAGCTGGTCCAGTTATTCAAGGAATGGGCGGAAGTGTAAAAGATTTAGCACTCTACCTTACAGCGATGAAAGAAGGTGGAATCAATGCTGCAGAAGGAGCAAATGCTCTTAAGTCTGCCCTTGCTTCATTAATTAATCCAACTAAAGTTGCTAAAGAAATGTTTAATAAAATGGGAATTGACCTCGGCGGAATAGTAACAAAAAATGCAGGAAACCTTACAGGAACAATATTAGAATTACAATCAGCACTAGATACCCTAGATCCGTTAAAGAAACAACAAGCTATTGAACAATTATTTGGTAAATTCCAATTTGCTCGTATGAATGCTTTGTTTGCAAACTTGGGTAGACAAGGAAGTCAAACTCTTCAAGTTATGGATTTGATGAAAGCAAGCTCACAAGATTTAGCTTCAGTGGCAAGTCGAGAATTAGGAATGGTAACAGAATCAGCATCTGGTAAATATAGAAGAGCTTTAGAAGGACTTAAAGCAGATTTAGCAGGCATGGGAGAAGAATTTTTAAAGGTTCAAACATTCTTTATTAATTTAACAGATGGCATTTTAAAATTTGTAAATAAATTGCCTGCACCAGTTAAAACTATTTTAACACTTGCAACAGGATTGACTGCAGTAATTGGCCCATTAATTATGTTAACTGGTGTACTTGCAAACTTCTTTGGATATATTATTAAGGGAGCCTCACACTTTAGAGCATTATTTAGAGGTGGAGAAGGCTGGAAAATGCTTACTCCAGAAATGCTTGCTGCAAATAAAGCAGGTAGTTTAATTGAATCTACATTTTATAGTGATGCAAAAGCAGCAACAGTATTAAAAACAGCAATTGAAGGATTAATTGCAGAGTTTACTATTCTTCAACAAAAAGCCACAGCTGGACAAATATCTGTAGCACCAGCATTTTCAACGATGGCTGGAACTATGGTTGTTCCAGGCGGAAGACAAGTTAATCCAAATCATCCATTATTAAGTCCACAGGATACAAGATCAATGTCACATATGAATCCTGTAGCAGGAATGACAACTGATCAAAAGTCAACACAAACTATTTTTGGAGTTGTTCCAGGAGCACCGAAAGTTAATCAGAAGATTGGAAACAATCCTCAGATGTATATGTCGGGAGATCTTCCAAAAATTCAAGGTCTTACATCAATTGGCGGAGCTTCAACTGGTATTGTTGCAGAAGAAGCAGCTAAATGGCATGCAATGACAGGCGCACTTGCTATGCAATCAGATGCAGAAATTAAAATATTAAAACAAGAAGTGGCAAGAACGGGATTAATTACAAGCGAACTATCAGCATCATATCAAGCTTTATTACCAACAATGACAAACCTTGTGGCAAATGCTGCAAAAGAATCAGCAGTAATTGTTACAGAATTACAAGCGGGTAAATTAACAGTAGATCAAGCAAGAGCAAAGATTATTGCATTAAATACTCAGGTAGAAGGAATGCTTGCAGGAGCAGCAGTAGACATTGCTGGTCAACAAGGAAGAAGTATTAATTTAACTTCTGTACCATTATTAAATCAACCAGTAGTAAATAATGCTGGAAAATCTAACATGAAAGAATTAGCACGTCCAGGAAGAACAAGAAATCTTTTAAATCAAATTGCACAAGGACTAGGTGTTAAAACATTTGGTGCGCCATACAGCACAGAAACTACTATTCCAAAAAGATTAAATGAAGGTAATATTGTTCCAGGAACTGGCAATACAGATACAGTTCCAGCAATGCTTACTCCAGGAGAATTTGTTGTTAACAAAGAAGCTACGGCAGCAAATCTTCCCTTACTACATGCAATAAATGGCGGAGGCCAAGCTTCTGGAGAAGGAATGGCTCTTGGAGGATTAGCATTATCATTTTTAGAAAGATCAGCATTAATTGGCGGAGTAAGAAAAGCAGGATCTAGATCTGTTAGAAATCTAATAGGTGGTTCTTCAGATAGAATGCCTTATGAATATATGAGATCTATTGCATCTGGAAGAGGTTCATTTTGGAATAGAAACCCATTGCTTGCTCAAGGTGCTCCAGGAGAAAATCAAGTTGTTGGTCATATATATAGTCCAATGTTTACACGAAGAGTCGGAGCAGGTTCATCTGGCTCATCACCAAGATTAAATCAAGAACAACTTGGTCAACACGGACTTTCTGTCAACTCATCTGGCGCATTATTTGATGCCTTACCTAACAACGTAATGACATTTGGAAAATCATTTAATACCAAGTTAACTGCAGGAACAGCAACTTCACAAAATTGGTTTGATAGCGAACCCAGAGCGGAACATTTAGTAGGCCTTACAGACTTTTTATTATCTAAGGGAATACCTGCAAGCAATATAACAGCAATAAGATCAAGAGTAATGGCTAACATTAATTCAAAAATGTCAAGAATATCAGGAACAATTAATGATCGTCAATTTGGAGGCATTGTTACAAATGCTACAAGACAAGAATTAAGTCTTATTTCAAAATACGGATTTCCATCAGACTATGTTCCATCTGATATGAATACCTATAAGAAACGTAGATTTGCTGCAGGCGGAGTTGTTGGAAATGTATTAAAGAGTACAGCGTTTAAAAACCTTGGTGCAAAATTTGGCAAAATAGGTGAATCATGGGGAACCCAATCAATGACAATTGGAATGGGCAGAAAGCTTTTTGGTAGTTCTGGATTAACTCCTAAAGCACAAAACTTAATGTATGGAAAGCTTATAGAAAATCTTGAAAAAGAAAGACCATATGGATATGTAAAAGATGCACAGGGAAGTTTAAAAAATGCATTAGAGCCTCATGTTGTAGATACTCTATTAAAATCAGCAGCATGGGATGTTTTGTCATCTGGTGGTAAAAGCCTAAGCAAAATTGATAGAGAAATATTAAGAACTCAATTTGCAGATTGGAATTCAAGTAAATGGACTCCTTCAACAACTAAAGTAAGAAAACAAATGTTTGGAATGAACAAAGGAGGAATAGTTCCAGGGTATGCAAATGGTGGAATGATTCCTAGATACGGTGTAGGCGGAGTTATTAAAGGACTAGCTTTAAGCGGTTTAGGTTCAGTGGCAGGACAAACATTAGGACAAATGAGTGGAATTCCAGGCGGAGGAAACATAGGAATGTTCCTTGGATCAATGTTAGGTCAAGGCTCTATGATGGGTGGAATGGGTATGCGCCAACCAAAGATGCCATTAGAAGGACCACGTATGGAAAATGGAATGTTTTCAAAAAACTTTTCAATGGAGCATCTTACAAAATCATTTGGTCCAGCAGAAAAACTTGCATCTAAATTAAATGCACTTGGATCAGCAGGAGGAAAATTCTCTGGAGTTTTAACAAGAATGGGACCAATTCTTGCAAGACTGCCCATGGCATTTAATCCAATTGGAATTGCAATTGCAGCAGTAACAGTAGCCACAGTTGTTGGAATTAATCAATGGAAAAAACATCAAGAACAATTAAAATTAAATGCTTTAAGCTACGGCCTTACAGCCGATGCCGCTGCTAAAGCTGGATTAAAATATACGGACTATAATCAAAAAATTAAAGATAGCATTCAAAAATCAAAAGATTTAATGGAGGCTAATAAGCTTGCATATCAAAGTATGACCTCAGCTGGCATACCAATTAAGATGACAATTACAGAATATCAAAAGCTTAAGGATGAAGTTAAAGGCGCATATGAACAACAAATAAAATTAATTAACTCTACAAAAAATTCAAAGCTAGGTGATGTTGCTGTACAACTTAAAGAACAACTTATTGCAGCAGGAATGTCAGCTGATGAAGCAACTAAGAAAATTTATGCAGCGTTTGCTTTATCTCAAAAATCTGGAATGGCTGCATCTGCAACTGTAGGAAATAAAGATTTTTCAGCAATTCAAGATGCTCAGGGTGCTGCGGTTGGTTCTCTTAAGGGATATAATTCAGCAGCAAGATTAGGTGAAGCTCAGGCACAAGTATCAGCTTTAAATACTTCATTAACAGCAATTGATGCAGGTATTTCTGAAATTATTTCTAAAAGCGAAGAAGCTGCAAGAAAAGATAAATCAGGACACACTGAAAAAATAAGTCAATACAACGCTGAATTAAAAATGATGGAAATGCTAAAAAAGAGTCAGTATGGACAAACTACTATTACAAAACAAACAATTAATGAAATGGCAAAAGCAAATCCAGCTATTAAAGAGTTGGCTAGCACATCAGATACTGTTGTAAGTGTTTGGCAAAAGCTTAGATTGCAGGCGGCAGGACTTGCAGGAGATCTTTCTAAATTAACTGCAGATCAAACAGCAGCACTTTATAATTTAAATAATGCAATAAGCCAACAAGTTATTGCAGCCAATAAGGGTACAAAAGCCAACCCTGGATTGCTAGCAGATGAATATAGCAAATTAGCTTCTTTACAAAAACAACGAGCAGCTGCAGCAAAAGATGCCGCTGGACAAAGTGCTAAAGCTGCGGGTGACTCTAAAGCGAGACTTAAGGAATTGCAAGATCAAATAGATTCAACTAATAAATTAGCAGACTCTAGAATAAAAGCTTTAAATGCAGCAAAAGAAGATGCCGATCTTAATCGTGAAATGGAATCTGCAAGACTAGAAGTTCAATTTGCAGAATCTACAGGAAATACTCAACAGGCTGCTCAAGCAAGATTAAGATATCAATCTGCTGTTCAAAGCATGCAGACGACTGGGCAAACAAGAGCAATTCAAGCAGCAGCAGAAAAAGCAAATGCGGGACCACTTGCAGAAATTAAAAAAATTAATGATGCTAATGATAAGCTTGCTACAGCAGCATCAATTGCTGGGGAAAACATAGCTGCACTAGACAAACAAATATTAACACTTACAGGCACTATTGATAATTTAAATAATACACAAACTGCATATGGTCTTAATCTTGCAAAATGGTTAGATGAGCACCCAAATGGAACTAAAGAACAGTTTGATCAAACTAACGTTGGAAAATATTTATCAGCAGGACTAGTTGCGCCAACAACGGCAGCGGGAGGTAAACTACCAACCGCCTCTGCTGGCTACCCAGGAAAAAATGGATGGGTTGGGGCTACCTCACCAGCAGCATCCGCTTCAGATTTAGCCGTAAAGGGAATTAGTACTGGTGGAGGAAACATCACAGCCAATGATATAGTAGTTGGAGGCAAGAGCCTTAAAGATGGAATTGGCGGAAATAAAGATTTCAATATTAAAATTAAAACAACAACTAATGTTGCAGGCGTAGTTGGAAATATTTTTTCTGATGGGTTTAATCCTTATGATAGCAAATCTTATACAGTTTCTGCTGCAGATTTGGTTAATCAAGGATTTTCAAAAGAAAATATTTTTAAAGGCCAGTCGGTCAGAATTAGTGGAAAAGATTACATACTAGACGGCGGTATTGATAAAAACGGAAATGTCCCTCTTAAAATTAAAAAAGCGGGATATGGAATGAAAGGACTTGATCCTAAAATCCCTACAGTTGTAGGAGATAGAGGTCCAGAGCTAGTCTTTGGTAATATGGTTATTCCTAATTTATCTGATATCCCATATGCCAGCCCAAGCTATAATGTTCCATCTGGAGCAAAACAATTAGGATCATCAACAGCACCTTCAAGCGGATCTACAGTTGTAGTTAATCAATCATTCTATCAAGCACAGGGTGAAAATACAGATGCATTTATGCGTAAGGTTACACAAGCAACTATTGCCGCAGTAGGAAAAGATGCTAAAATTAATAAATCACAAATAGGAGAGAGTAGAACAATATAATGGCAATTACATTACCCGTAGGCTCAGTATTATATATTGACACATCAACAAATGACACTCCTGTCTGGACTAAATTAAGTGAGCATAATAGAGATACCGTCAGCATTGATAACAATAGAATTGAAAAACAACAAAGAATGGCTAATGGAACATTACGTAAAATTTTTACTGCTGATAAAAAAACTATCAGCACATCTTGGAGAATGCTTCCTTCATATACTACAATGACTGTAGACGGAGGATATGGCGCAGTTGATCTTAAAACCTTTTATCTTAATAAGGGAACAGGTTCATTTAAAGTTAAAATATCATATAATGCTTCTGCGGGGAGAGATGAAATACTAACAGTTGTATTTACACAATGTAGTCATACTCTAGTAAAAAGAAATGTTAAAGAAAAAGCATCAGACACACCACAAGAATTTTGGGATATGAGCATCGGCCTGGAAGAGGTATAATGTTAAGTAATACAATAGCATTAGACGCTATCAATAAGTCTGTATCATATACTTCAATTCCAGGTTGCTGGCTTGAATACAATATGAATGAGATTATTGATGGAACAACAATTGTTGCTTCAACAGATGTAACATCTTATTCAGGAGACGCACTTCCTTTTCAAAAACTATTTCCAGTAAAAAGTATTATAGATCCACGTAGACCAAAAACGGCAGGTATTAAATACTTTATTATGAATAGCAGTGTTAATCAATATCCAACAATATATACGGCATCTAATGACATGACATATAGACTCTACTACCCTGGAGAAAAAACTCAATATAAATATTGGGTTAGCAAGAGAGCGTCTGGTACAAGTCTTTCTGGTTGTCTTTTGACCGTAGGATATCCTGTTGCAAAGACAGCTGCTACAAATAAAATTACTATTAAGTTTGAAACATCTCACTCTAAGCCTACGGCATGGACAGTAAAGCTGACTAACCTATCTGGAGTAGAAACAACAATTGCAACAAATATTAGTGTGCCAGATTCAGGCGTAGTAGATTTATATTACAACGGATCGTCTTGGTCAACTACTGAATTTACAACTCCTTCAATTCCAGTGGGAGTACAAACAATTAAAGTAGAAGTTACTTCAGTAAGCGTATCAAATGAATATCTAGGAGTAATTGAAATTGCTGCAAAGTGCGTAAAAGATGTTACTGAAAGGCTAGTTGGATTTGATGTAAGAAAACAATCATCTAATTCGTCAGATGGACTAACACCAGTTGGTATGGTAACAGCAAATTCTTTAAGTCTTGATTTAAACTGTTATGATGGATCAGGATTAATATACGATAAAACATTTGCATTTAATAAAGATAAAATAAATCTTTATAAAAATATTACAGTAAAACCATTTATTAAAATTAATGGCTCAGATTCAATACCCTATGGAATTTTTTACTCAACTGAAGAATTTTCTCTTTCAGAGTTTGGTGATGTTAATATAACCGCATTAGATGGAGCTGGTTATCTCCAAAAGATAATGGCACCAGATATTTTAATGAGAGACTATTCTTCTCAAGCAATTATTAGAAGATTGTTAGATAGTGTAGGATTTACTAATTATAAATTTAATGCTGGCACAACTGATAACTCAACAATCACGCCTAAATTTTATTATACAAATAGCACAAAAACAATGTGGCAGCACATACAAGATCTTTGTAGTGACACTCAAATGATTGCAGTTTTTGACGAAAACGACATACTTCAATTTTATACAAGAGAATATATATTTGCTAATAATACTTCAGACTTTAAATTTAGATATTCAAAAGTGGGAGATAACCAACCAAATATTGTTTCTTTAACAAAAACAACAGTTCCTTCAGCAAAAGCAATTAAGGTTAGATATACACCACAGCTTACATCACAATATTCATTTTCAGCAGACCCAGTATATGAAGCTGGAATCATACAGCTAGGTGCAGCAGCTTTAACAAAAACATTAGACTCATCATCTGGCACTGGAGCATCTATTTATACAGAGCCAGTATCAATTTATGATTCAGCAGTAGATCACGTATTTTATCAAAAAGCTGGATACCTATTAATTAATAAAGAAATTATAGAATACGATGCAATTAAATATACATATCAAGTTTATAATACAACAACAGTAGAAGAAAAATGGATTACATCAGATGTAGATATTGCAAAATATCAGGGGCAATCAGTAGCTGGCACATTTAAACCTACTGGAGAATATAGAATTAAAACTAGAAATGCTTTTGGTTTATTAACATCACCAGCAACGCATGAGGTAAATATTGCAGCAATTAAAAATAGATGGACAACTTATGTTTATGATAAAGATGCAAAAACTTCTACTTTAAATAATTCTTTGATATCTTTAGAATCTTCAAGTTCACAAAACTTAAGCGTTCCAAGATCGATGCTGACCGTTAATTCAACTATAACCTCTGCTCCAACTGCAACTAGCCCAACTAAGTATACAATATCTAGTACTGATGCAAAAGTTATTGCTACGGGATATAATAATTTTGTTGTAGCAACAAGTATGTATTTTCCAATAGCTAAAAATGCAGATGGAACATCAACTGGCAATCAAATTTGTTCTGGAGGAATTGCCGTATGTCTAAATGGTGACAGCACGTCTGGATATATTGTTAGCGTTGAGCCACCTCAAAGCGCAGTTGCAAGAAACTTAAAAGAACGTTGCGTTAAAATTCTTAAAGTTACAAATGGTGTTGCGACTCCTGTTCAAGATGACCAAACAGATGCAAATCAATTTCAAAATATTCAAGGTGGACAATTATATAATATTCAGCTTAAAGTAAATAAAACAACATCAGGGTCAGAAACATTTTTAACATTTAAATTAATGATTGATAATACTGAAATTGTAGCTATTGATAAATCTCCATTAGCTATAACAAATCGGGTTGGCCTTATTTCTGGATTAGGAACCGTTAGATATGATTATTTATATACAGCCCCAATTACATCACAACAATTTATTACAAAAGAAATTTATAACCCACTTAAATCTTACTTAGGTCAGAACTCTTTTCTTGTTAAAAAGTTTTCAAGTTTTGTACTATCTGGATCTTCTCAAACAGAAGATATCGGATACATGGAAGAGTTTGGTCCAGTGGCAAGAGAAATATTAAAAATATCTTCACGCATAACATCTGGAGATAATGCGCCAGCAATTCCAAGATACCCCGTAATTACAATGAATCCTTTTGCAACAATTATAGGCTCAAATATAGATTCATTTTCAATGGAAGCTTATGTTCTAAACAACTCAGGCACATATACAATGCTGAGCGATGGAGAAACAAAATTCTTTAAAGTTATTGGAGATAGTATTGTTAAGTCTGATTCATTTGAATATCTTGATCCTACACTTACAGCAATAGATAAAGAAGAGCAATTTGCTTTCGACTCTAACTGGATTCAAAAAGAAACAGAAGCAATACAGCTATCAAATTTTATGAAAACTCAATGGTCTAAACAACAAGATATTTTAGATATAGAGATATTTGCAAATCCCTTATTACAAATTGGAGATACGGTAGAGGTCTCATATCCCAATTCAAATTTATATTCTTCAGAAGACGTATCAATTCCAGCAGGATACTCAAGTGCAAAATATGTAGTTTTAGATATAAACCACAGCTGGTCAGATGGCCCTTCAACTAAGATACTTTGTAGGTCGATTTATGTTAGCTAAAATGGTAGAATGTTAATATGGCAACCAATAACCCTAAATTAAAATTATTTGAGGATGACCCTCTTATCAAGGTTCTAAAAAAAGAGCATTATGATATTGTAGACCCATTTACTTATCAAATACGAGATGATGGAGCAGGAGCGGATCCAAAATTTGAAGCCACATTTTCTGCAGTAGTTGGAGATGATAATCCAGATGATCCAGAAGATCCAGATACTCCTAAAGATATACAAAAATTAGATGCTCCAAATCTTGAAGACATAACTCTGGTAAAATCAGAGATATATTATGATCAAAAAAAGGTTCCACATATTAGATTTATTTTTAATGTTAAAAACCATGTTGGTGATGAAGTAATAGGCGCATATGGAAAGGGAGGATAAGATGAACATAAAGGGTGAATATGTATTTTACCAAGATGGTAAAGAAATTAGTCGCACTCCAAACCTACTTACTAAGTATGGTAAAAGATTTTTAACATCCTACTTAGCTGGCGTTGTACCATTTAACAACAAAGATATAGCAATAGGAATTGGAAACACTGCTGCCTCCGTAAATAACACTCAACTAGAATTTGAATTTTATAGATCTGCAGTTAATTTAGGAAGTATTGATATTCAGACAGATGCTGGAACTGGAGCATCTACATATGCAGTTGTTTACAAAACAACAATTCCAGCAGACATAGTTGGAACAATATATGAAATAGGTCTTTTCCCAACAAGCACGGATGGTAATTCAGACTACAGCAGTAGATTTATATCAACTTTTGAAAACAATTTAAACTGGCTTGATGATGCTGGAGCATCAGCAAATACTGTAACTACTCCAACACCAAGGATTGGTAATACCTGGTTTAGTATTAATGCAGCCGCTAACTCATCAAAAAAATATAGCCTGTCAACACCTTTTGATTTAACTGGCTATAGTCAAAATGATAGTTTAACATTAGCATTTAAGCAACAAGATACAAACTTAGATTATGTTTTTGTTAGATTTTATAGTTCTTCAACAGACTACTATGAAATACGGTTTGCTGGAGATTCGTCATTGATTAATAAAGTTACGACATCTTTGTTAAGCAATTTGTATAGCTCTGGATTTACAGTAGGCTCTCCAGTCTCATCATCAATAATTAAGATAGCTATTGGCGCTAAAGCCAAATCTTCTGGCGCAACAAATGTTCTTCTTGATGGGCTTAGAATAAATGATGAAGATACATTTAATACATATTCATCTATAATCAGTAGATCAGTTCTATCTAGCCCAATTACTAAATCTTACGGTAGAGAAATTGATGTAGAATATCGAATAGGACTTTCATTCTAATGAGAGACTACGGATTAGATGGCGGAGACTCTGCTGTATCAACACCAGATCTACAATTAAATAGTGCTTCTGCAACAACAGCTGCTTCTATTACATCTAAAGATTCTTATTCAATAACAATTGAAAATTTGCCAGTAAAGCTGACTGGAAAATATAATTTTGTATTTCAATACTATTATCAAAATCCAGATAAGACTCAAACTACTCCAATTCTAGGACCAACTTCAGCTACATATTCAATTTCTCCAACTATACAAGATTTGTCTACAGCTCCAACAAATGTAGTTGCAACTGGAGGATTTTATTCTTATCAACTTAAATGGGATACTCCAACATTTTTAAGTTATGGCGATACGATTGTTTATGAAAGTAATACAAATTCTTTTAATGCTTCATCTAAAGTTGTTTATGTAGGTACTGCAAATCAATGTACAATTTTAACATCAGATTTACTTCCTAAGTATGTTTATGTAGTACATAGAGATATGTTTTTAGATGCAAATAAAAAAGGAACTGTTGCAGGACCAATTACAATTCAAGATCCAATAACTGTAGATGCTAACCCCCCTTCAAATACATTTACCGTAGGAACAACTACGGTACAAGATGACCCAGATGGACTGTTCACATTTAATAAAAAGATTTTGTTTACTTGGACAGAAAATGCAGATGCAACGACATACGGATATCAAATAAGATTTAGAAGACTTGGCACAACAGATTATACGTATATGTCTGCTCCAGGCAAAGCTACTACATCTACATATTTATATGGGGTCAAAGCAGGACAAACTTATGAGGTTGCAGTAACAACATATGATCAATTTGGCAACATAAATACTTCAGATTGGAAGAGCTATCCAAACATTGTTATCCCAGCAAGCACTTCTCTTGCCGCAGATGTAGCAATTACCGCAGGTGATATGAAGATGGGTTATGGAATTGGCGGAGACAATGCAAATAAAGGTTTATATTTAGGTCCAGAAAACTATTGGTACATTCAAGGTAATACTACTGCATCTTCTGCAGCAAGACTTTCAGTTGGTGGAGCAACAGATAAACTTTTATGGGATGGAACAAGTTTAGCAATAACTGGAAACCTTACAGCAAGAACAGGATCCTTTACTGGAAACATTTTATTAGCATCAACTAATGCATCTATATATAATGGAACAATAAATGCAGCTGGAAACTTAACAGGAAATGGTTTTGCTTTAAATGCAACGGGTTTAAAGGTTGCAAATGGAACTAACTCAATAACACTAGATGCTACAAATGGTCAGATAACTGCAAATGCTGGAAGTATTGGCGGATGGCAATTAACAAGTAGCGGATTAAGTAATAACAATGCAAGATTAAATAGTACACTGGGTACCTTAGAACTTGGTGGATATAATACAGACGACATTGTTCATCTTGATGCAAATGATGCGAACTACAGACTTTGGATAGGAAGAAACTCATCTGCAACTGCTCCATTTAAAGTAAGTAAAGAGGGAGTTCTTACAGCATCAGGCGCAACAATTACTGGAAACTCAACATTTTCAGGAACTGTTACAATAGGATCTCAATTATCAGACGGAACATCTTTACAATTAGTTAAAGATAATGCAACAACTGGTGCTGGGCTTGCTCCAACAGTCTCCTCACATACGGGAACATTATCCTCACATACGGCAACATTATCTGATCATACAACTACTTTAGCAACACATACTCAATCATTAGCAGATCAAGCAGCAACATTATCTTTAGCAGTAACCTCTGCAAATGTTAATACAGTACTTGCTGCAAATACAACTGTAATTAATGGAAGCAGAATTACAACAGGTACAGTTGATTTAGCTTATTTAAATATTGCAGGCGGTAGCCCAACATCTAATGGATTTAAAATTGATGCAACTGGAATTAGAGCTTATAATGGATACAATCGCACACTGGAAATAAATTCGGATGGAACTATTTCTTTAGGAGATTCTACATATGGATGGACAGTCGATAATCGATATATAACATCTAGAAGTTATTACACTACAGGTTATTCTAAAATAGTTCTTGATGGATGGAATGGATCAATTACTGGTGGAAGAATTGCTGGAACAACTCTAGAAGGAAATACTATTACTGGTGGAACAATTGTTGGTTCCAAAGTTCAAACAAGTACATCAGCAAATAGGGTTCAAATGGTTGACTCAACAACAGATTCATTACAGGTTGTATACGGAAGTGCAGTTAGAGGACATGTTTTAGCAGCAGCATCTGCTGGCATATTAATGCATTATGGAACAACTGCAAATGCAAATGCAACAACATATGGATTACTATTGCTTGGAAACGGGTCAGCGACGCTAGCTGCAGATTCAAACAATTACTTTTTAGTTAATACAACATCAACTACAATTTCTGGCGAAGTTTCTACTGTAAACGGTGGTTTTACGTTTAATTCTGGGGGTCATACTTATTTTCAAAAAACATCAACTGGAGCTACCACACCGTCAACAACAACGTCTAATGCAAATGCTTACTTAAACTCATCTACTGGTCAACTAGCCAGATCTACATCTAGTCGTAGATACAAAACAAACATAGAATCAATCAGCGTGTCAGATGATTCTATTAAGCTTTTAAATCCAGTAAAGTTTCAAGGTATATCAGATATTCAAAATGGAGATGAAACATATAAAATTGGTTTGATTGCAGAAGAGGTTGCTGCAATTCCAGAACTTGAATTATTAGTTAATTATAATGAAGACGGATCCCCAGAAGCCTTAGCTTATGAAAGATTGGCTGTAGTTCTTACAAATACAATTAAAAGAATATTAAATAGGCTTGACGCCGCTGGAATTTAATGGTATATTTAACACATAGAGAAAAGGTAAAAAATGACAGATAGAGTAGGGTTAGTTATAGGAGCATTGCAGCAACGCATTGGCGAACTTGTCTCACAATATGAGACAAACATTGCAATACTTCGTGCTGATTTAACACAACTTGCTGATGAGCTTGAAAAGTTAAAATCACAAGAAGAACCAAAAAAGAAAACCAAGGAGTAAAAAATGGCATTTAACAATCTAACATCAATTTCAATCGGAGACGGTGATCCAGTTACCGCTGACGTTTTACGTAAGATTGTTGAAAACATTAATATTATTGCAAAGGGCGAAATAGTAACCCCAGTTCAAATTGAAAGTAAAACAATTAATGGCGGAACTGTAATAGCCTCTAAGGGGCTTAATACTACTATTGGTGGAATTATCAGTAACAAATCATTAACTCCAACAATGAAATCATTCCCAGTAGATCTGAAGTCATATGGGTTTACAGAAACTCCAATAGTTAATCTTACTATTGAATTTCCAGCCACATCACAAGCAGCAGCATATACTCCATACGTAATCAATGCAACTAAAGATGGATTTAGTATATGGTGTAAAGCAGCTACTACTACAACCAAATCTTTAACAAATGCTAAGATTCACTACACCGCATCTGGAAATACTTCAAGTTTAACCGCATAACCTATTGACAAGCTAAAACAATATGTTACAATTATTGTAACATCAAAGTCACGTACCCGTGACTTTTTTACATATTAAGGTAGAAAATGAGCAACGATTTAAAATGGATGCTTTCATCCGATCAGCAGTTCCCATATCAAGACGATAAGATGATAGCCCTATGGTTTAAGGTCATGAAATGGTTTAAGCCAGACGTTGTTGACTACTTAGGAGATACAGACGATCAGGCCTGCTATAGCAAGTATACAGAGGGAAGATCCGCAGAGTTTTTAAACTATCATAAAAATGATAGCAAAGATCTTATTGTTCCAATGATGCGACATGAAGCAAAGGGAGCAAGAGATTTTTATGCCAAGACAAGAGATATGCTTCCAGACGCACAACTTTTTTCAGCATTAGGAAACCATGACATACGAGTATTTAATTATGTAGATGCAAAGCTTCCTGATTATATTTCAGAGGTAACACCAGAAGCATTGTGGAGTCTTGATTCATTGGGGTATGAATATATTTATTATGATGAACTTCCTAAACGCCGCTTCGGAGATATTCATGTACATCATGGAATGTCTATTGCAGCAACTGGATCAGCAAGAAAAGATATGGAAGATATGCAGGTATCTTTAATTCGTGGACATTCGCACAGAATTGCTTCACATATGGTAACATATGAACTTAGAAATAATGGTGAGGGAGAAACTCTTCGTGGTTATGAAATTGGTCACATGTGTGATGAAAAGGGTCCAGGAATGAAATATACTCAGCATCACGATTGGCAAAAGGGATTTGCTGTTGCACATATTGTTAACGACTATCCTCATATTCAAATGATTCATATTGCGCCAGACTACTCATGCGTAGTTGATGGAAAGGTATTTACCTTATAATGTGGTGTGGCAAATGTAGAGGCAGAGTTTTTGTAGACAGAGTGTTTTCTCAAAAATTACATGTAGAGTTATTTTGTATCATGTGCGGCAAACGCTGGATGTGCAATAAAGAGACGAGTGCTTTCGGAAGATGGCTAGACAAAAAAGAAACAGCAACTTTAAAAAACTACGGTATTTCTTCTTAAACGATAAAATACATAAAGTTATTAAAGCATCCCGATCTAAGGATGAATTAGTTGCTTGGTGCTATCCAGATAAAAAAAGAATTATGTATTCATACTCACAGGTTGAAAAATATATGGGTAAAGCTTATGGCATGAAAGATGTTTCAGCATTATTAAATAAGCATACGGTTACTTTACATGATTATATTTTAGACGGGAAAATTAAAGCCCCTCAAAAGATATATCCTATAGGTGATCCAGAAAATAAGCATTGGTCTAAGTATATGTTTTGTGAAAAAGATATATTGGAATTACATGAGTTTATATTAGATTCAGGTCATTCTGGGAACGTTCCTTCAAAAACAGAATTGCTGGGTCTTCTCAAACACAACATTATATTGTATACTAAGACAGACAGCGGATTTATACCAGTATGGAAGGCGGAGTAATGAATTCTTGTGAAGAATGCGGTAGGGATTTAGGTGCGAAGGCTAAGGTGTATCCAGTTGTTATGCAACCAGATATCTTTGCAATTTGTGTTAAATGTATTAATAAGTTTGAGTTTACTCCAGTTTGGAAGGCAGAATAATGGCAAGTAGCAGAATTGTAATTTGCCCAGTTTGTAATAAAGAATTAGAAGTCAGATCAGATTTTGCCCATATGACATTATCTAACCATACAAATAAGGAGCACAAGTGACAACGAGAGTTAAGGTGGACCTTTCGTTCACACGAAATTTAGGTAATTATGAAAGCATTAAAATTGGTGTTGGCGTTGAAGATGATCTCCGAGCTGGAGAGAGTGTAGATACAGCCACAGAAAGAGTCTATAAGTTTGTTGAAGATAAGCTTATTGAAAAGACTCGTGAGGTGGAAGAAGAATTAAAACGTGGCAAATGAGAAAGAGCCATATGTTCTAATTGGATTATACCTATCTCTATACAAAGAGAAGTATAATAAATCACTTACTGTAAACAAGTTTAGAGAGAAGTGGGCTATGAATGATGTCATAGAAAGTGTTGGATTTCAACGTGCTCAGGAACTTTTGATATACTATTTTTCTACCAACAAGCAGGGGCACCCATTAAATTTCTTCTATAACAACTTTGACAGAATTGATGCCCTAAATAAAGAAATTAAGAAGGATAAGTTTAACCGTAGCATTCTACTGAATGAGACTAAGAAGATGGTGGAGGGCGAAGAGTGAATACAGAAGCAACATTAATCTCTGCTGTATGTAAAAATAAAGATATTAGCACACTACTGGCAGATAACGTTGATGATCTGTTTACATCGCATAGAGACATTTGGGAAAGCTTAAAGTCATACTACTACAAGTTTAAGGCAGTTCCAGAAGCAGGCGTTCTCATGGAGCGACATAAAGATTTTGAACCAGTTGAGGCCAAGGCAGAGACTGGATATTACCTAGACATATTAAAGAATGAGTTTATCTCTAACAAACTTAAGACAATTATTATGCGTGGCGGATCTGCTCTTAAAGAAGATGCAGCATCTAGAGTTCTTGCACAAATGCAAAGCGACCTTGCTGGACTAAGTCGATACACAAACAACGTAAGAGACTTAGATATTATTGACGTTGAGAATGCCGCACGACATTATCAATCAGTTAAAGAGCGTTCATCTGTAATGGGCGGTGCTCCAGGAATTTTAACAGGTTTTGAAGCAATTGACAAAGCATACCCAACAGGAATGGCTCCAGGACATTTAATTGTAGCAATTGGTTGGCCAGGAAAGGGTAAGACTTGGTTTACCGCTTACCTTGCATGCAAAGCATGGGAGCAAGGATTTAAGCCGATGATTGTATCTCTTGAAATGTCACCAGAAAATATGCGTGACCGTATCTTTACAATGCTTGGCTCAGGTATCTTTCGTGCAAGTGATTTGTCAAAGGGCGATATTAACATTGATGATTTCCGCAACTGGGGAAACAAAAAGTTTGAGGGAAAGAATAGTTTTGTTCTAATCTCAAATGAAGGTGCATCAGAAGTTACTCCTGCAACTATTCAAGGTAAGATAGATCAACACAAACCAGACTTGGTTATTCTAGATTACCACCAGCTATTTAATGATAACAAACGCTCTAACTCTGAAGTAGAAAGAAATAGAAATGTTTCTCGTGAGTTTAAGATGCTTGCGGTATCTAACAACATTCCTATTATTGATATTACTGCTGCAACAGCAGATGATATTTCTGATCAAGATAATCCGCCAATGATGAGTCAAGTTGCTTGGTCAAAGGCAATTGAGTATGATGCTGATATGGCTTTAGCCGTTCACAGATACCCACAAACTAATATGATTGAAATTGTCTCTCGTAAGAATAGACACGGTCATGATTTTAATTTCTATTTAGACTGGGATATCAACCGCGGTATCGTCAAGGAAATTTACGAGAATCCATTCCAAAAAGATGAACCACAAACAGATAAAAAGATTTCAAGTAAGGGTTGAGTTTGCTGACGATTCTGGTATACCTAGATTAAAATACCAGTACGAAAGTATGCTTGTCCACGACATGAGAAGTAAAGGCTATGTAAGAGTGCTTGACATAGACACCAACTTTTCAGTACAATTTGACGGACAGACGTGGGTGTTCTTAATGACACTCTACGGAGTATACGTAGGAAAGAAGAAGGCATGGCTATCAGAGGGTATAACGCAAGGAAAATTGATTCCACGCAATATGCGCCCAACCATATCAAGTCAG